CCTTATCGGGCTTGCCCATGTAAACAACATCGTCGATGCGTCTCTTGAACGCATCCCATGCAGGAGAACAGTTGTACTGAAGGCCTGTGTATTGCTTCTCAAGTTCGATATTGGACACAATATACACTTTATCCCAATTTGCTGTTCTGTTGTAATAGCGGGCTGGTAGGGTACAATGGTACACATCCAGATAGTTCAGCATATCTCGCATTGGCATGTACTTGCTGTAAAACTCGTCAAACAGGACGGTCTTTTGACCTGTATACCCACCCCATGGGTTCTTGTAATCAGTGATGCGGTAAACGCTAGTGGGGTCGTCTCCCAAGACGGACCGCGTTTTCCCAGTCCCTGTCGGACCCCAGATATAGGTCACTTTGATTTTACGATAGTGATTCAAGATTTGTGATTCTTGATACAGTTTCATCATCTTTCCGATTCCCGTAGAGTAACGGGCATAGGAACTAGGGAACTCCAACATGAGTTCCAATTCGGTGGCTCCTTCTTTCACCCGAAGTAGTATTCGGTCCCATATAGTCGCATGAGCCTCTTCATCGGGGTGTGGGGCCTCACCTTTAGTGAAAATGGGTTTACATTCCATTTCACAGTAAGTCCACGCTTCATAGGGCGTGCCTCGTCTCTTCTCTAGGTGAGACTTACCTCCAAAGTAGGCCTTCTTACAGGCACTCATCGTTTTGGCATTCTTAAGACGGATATATATCTGCAGGTGCTTTTTCTCCGTCTTCTTACCCTTTTCAATGGTAACAATGGCTGCAATGACTGCGTCATCGTCCATTAGGGCTTTTTTCACTTCTTCTATATGTTTCTTCGTGGTATCATGGTCGGTTACGACCCAATCACGATACCTCTTTTGCTTGGTCGGCATAAAAGAGCGTCCCGACTGTTGGATATAACAGGTAGGGTGGGTCGGGGCACACTAGGTTCCAAAAGGAATCTATATAACCGAGGGCTCACTCGGTGTGGGCATGGTAAGCATCCACGACAGCACTCATAGGTTCCTACGACTGCTACTTGATACCGGCATTGACGGTGAAGACGCACACTATTTGGATATTGCAAAATATCTGTCTGAAACAAACAGACGCACTTATCGGCAGGGCATGACCTACGATATTGCTAACATGACTTTTCATGATTCAAGCGGAAACGAGACCTACATCAAGGTCTGTACTCTGCCACGAACTTGGGCTTGCCAAGCAGCGTGGAAGCGTGGTTTCCAAGAGTGGATGAAGCAGCAGAGGGCCGCTATGGACTCGCTGAACATCACCCAAGCCCCGACTTGGCATGATTTCAAAATATACATGAATGCGGATATGGTGACAGACCCAGACACCAATCCATCCATAACTGATATGGAAGGTAATTCCTTCCCAGAAGGTGATTGGGATTACTCGACTTTCGAGATTCCTCAAGATGGTTCAACAGACCCATCGGAAGCGACCATCCATATGATGGGCAATAACGCGGGCGCATACCCGAGTTACACCAAAGTTTGCTTGTTGAAGGAGTTCAATAAGAGAATCAATGTTCCGCAGGAAGACCCTAACATTCCTGCAGCCTCAGACGAATCAGTCTGGTCACTATTGAGCGCGGACCAACCGGACGTGGAAGTTATTTCGGAGGTAGTAGAAGGTCTGGAAACAGACAATGACTTCCCTCCCTATCATTCTAGTGATATTCCCGGAGCCGGTACATCCGGTGCAGGAAAGCCTTCGTGGCCTTGGGTCATTCGCGAAGCCTGTATTGAAGGTGGGGGCCACCACATGGCCGCAACCGGGCAGTTTAGTGCCCCCTGTGGATTAGTCTGCATCGAGACAGACCACTCAGAGGCAACAGGTGACAACACTGTTGGACTCACAATTGAGTTAGTTCCCGGAGATTATAAGGGCATAAGTGCCCGTCCCATGAACGGAGGTGGGTATTAATGGCTACAAAGTATGGCAAGTCCTTCCGCAAGAAGGGCAAAGGCGGAAAGTTCCGCAAAGGAACCTTAATCCGCTATAAGTACGTCAATGGACGTAAAGTCGGCGCTGTTAAATCTCGCAAGAGGTGAGCGCTGTGGAAATCCCCACAGATTGGCCTCCCGACTTAGGAGGCGGTGGTCCCGGCTCTGGTGGGCTACCTAGCCTCGAATGGTTAAGCATCGGACAGATATTCTCCGCAGAGATTCAGGCTGTCGATGTATGGTATCACTTTTTACAACATGAAAGCACACGTCGTCGTGCTCAGGCCGTAGGATACGGACTTACATTCCTGAAAGTATCACCCATTATCTTGATATGGGCTCTGTACCAAGGATTTGACTTCATTAACAGTATTACAACGGCTGCGGAAGGTCTCCGACCCAGTAACGCAGCAGCAGATTACTATTGGACGGGACCGGGGTTCGTACAATATGCGTGAAGATAACAATCTAGATGTCCAGAAATGGACAAAAATCGTACTTCTTCTTACAGCAACGCTGGCAGTTCTCAATGGAGTGGACCCAGCCACTCTCCTTGCACTGTAACTTTTATTACAGCAGGGACTCCCCATTTCGGAGGTCGCCCTGAGCCCTCACTTTAGTAGGGCCTCGGGGTGGCCGTGGGGAGCCCTGAGCGCGCAGCGCCTTGGGTAACATTTGACGGGTACCGGAAACTAAGAGCGTAGTATTACCTCTTAGTCATCGGTGTGTAATGTGTAGTTCCAAATGCACATTAAGTGTCTAACGTAACACCGTACTAGAACCACTCACCGAGGGTTCCATCCTTATCGGGCTTGCCCATGTAAACAACATCGTCGATGCGTCTCTTGAACGCATCCCATGCAGGAGAACAGTTGTACTGAAGGCCTGTGTATTGCTTCTCAAGTTCGATATTGGACACAA